CGGGGATGGCTGAGCCCTCATCAAACACGACGAGAATGCGCTTGCCGTGGTTGTGAAGACCAGCGAATGCCTCAGTGTTGCGCTCGGACCAGGGTACCATGTCGATACGCCAGGTGCGCTCATGAAGCGGATCGCGAGCGAAGAGGGCTGTCGCTGTCATCGTAAAGTATTCTCGAGCGATAAAGAGGCGATGCCACTTCGCGACCTCGGCCCAGGTCTTGGTCTTTAGCTGGTTCTCTGTGTTCGCGGTAACTACGCCTTTCGTATCCTCGAAAGTAGAGATGGCCCACAGGATTATCCATGCGACGAGGGCGGATTTGCCGATGCCGTGACCGCTGGTACGGGCGATCTGAATGGCCTGCTCGGCGGATATAAGGCCGTCGCCAAGGTCTTGGAGGACCTGAATTTGCCAATCTAGCGGGCCGTTGTAGGCCAAGAGTTCGCCCGGCTCGCCCCAAGGAAAGGCGAACAGGACGAACCCATACGGATCGCTAGAATACTGAGCAAGTTCTTCAATCAGGTTCATTAGTTCAGATCGACCGTTAGTGAGGTGAAAGTTGCACTGACTGAATAGGAGGGCGCAAAGCTGATGTAGTCGGCGGCGTAGCTCAGCATGACCGCTGCGCTGAAGGCGCCGGTACCGGTCACGTTGATTAGAAAGTCGCCGCCGTTGGTAGAGAATGAAACGTGCCCTCCTAGACCGCCCATCGCCGAGCAATTTCCTGCCACAGTAATCGTGTCACCGGGCTGGGCCTGTGACGGAAGATCGATGATGGCAAGTCCCCCCGGAGCACTGCCGTTAGCAACGATCTGCTGTGGATCAAAGCGACGAACTAAGAATAGAGCCGGATCAGGAAAAGTAAATGTGCGCATGATGTTTCTCCACGGTTAATGTTTACCCAGTACGCTTGACGGAACAAGAAGAAAGGACGCCCGCCTGTCCGGAGTCAGTTGCAAATCTTAGAAACTGATTAACAACTGATGGGAGTATAATCTCAACCGAAAATGGGCCTGGAGATACTCCAAGGGTTACATTTCCGAAACCTCCAAAATTCAAATAGATAGCAAGTGTTACACTGTCAATTATTCCGGTTGCGAGGTACGTTCCAGGCTCAATTGTGGCGGCAGAGGTAGCAACGCAAAAGGGGTTCGCCATTCCAGTGAACTGAAGGCCCCCTCCGGAAACAACGCAACGAACACGAGTCCACGCCGCCGCGTTGTCAAAGCTCGGGTCCGGGCTATATTCCAAGTCGGGATCAAAAGAAGAGAACGTTGCATTTTGTGCGCTCAGTAACAGCCGATGCCAGAGTGAGCCAACCATCACTGCGCCTGCCTGTACTTCAAGCGCGTCAACGATCCGCTTCAGATATCCTGACTCATTCTGGTTTTCCTCCGCGCCGCCGGTTCCGGCAATGCTCTCGAGCGCGACCGCGGTACGCTTCATATAGCCAATCGCGTGTTCGTTTGCTGATGTAGAGGCGCCCGCCAAGCTTTCTGCCGCCGCTGCGATACGCTTCCAGTAGCCGGACACGTTTGGGTTCGCGCTGGTACTCGAACCGGCAGCCATCTCCAACGAAGCTGCTACAAGGGCAAGAGCGGCACTCATGGTACTCTCACCATAAAGTCCCCGTCTGCCGTACGATAGACTCCGTTGACCGGAACGCCGGCGGCGGCGGCCTCTGCGTTATCAGCATACTCTGGTGGAAGGGCGGACGCCGGTGCCCCTTCTTGAGCTACTTCAAGTGCCACGCCCGCCCGAACCTGCTGCTGTGCAACCGCACCACGAACAAGTTGTGGAACGGCCTGGGGTCGAGGGCTGTCGCGCCTCACGCTACGTCCCTAACGCGCTGCAGTCGTCCAATTAAAGCCTCAACATCCGCCTTTTCCCACACAGCAAAGAGTTGATCCGCGTCAAAGCATCCGTCACGCCCTTGACAATCGAAGTCCAGTGACAGGCTTTCTTTCTTCACCTCCGCTCGTTCAAGTGCATCATTGAAAGCCTCACTGCTCTCACAGTTTATAGCATCTGTAATGGACTGATATAAAAAGTCATTTCCAAGAGTGTCACCCTTAATGCAAAAGTCTTCGAATACACAGGGCTCGTACTTTGAGAACAGTGTCTCAGCGGGTAAGGCAAGAAACGCTTCGCGATTAACTATTCTCATGTCATGTCCTCCGACGAGCCAATTCGCCTCATTGCCACCCGCTCCCTCGCAGCCTGTAACCTTCCGGCCAGGTCTACATTCACATTCACCTGAGAGGACTGCGGTCCGAAGCCGGTCCGGTCGGCACCAAGTTTCGTGAGTTCGATCAACTGCCCTGTGCTCATCGTTTTCTCATCCGCCTGTATGTCGGCCTCGAGCCTTTCACGCAGTTCCATCGCAGCATCTGCAGATAGCCCCGCGAGGATGCCGTGCATGTCGAGATACTTCGTCTCCACATTCTGTCGATAGAAGTGGAGAAGTTCCTGGAACGCCGGGTCGGCCTGCAATATCGAGACGCGAGATGAGACATACCCGCATGTTACGGCTGCATCACCTGGCGCCATCCCCGAGGCAAGACAACGCGCGAGCGCGTGGTGTCGTTCACTGAGTCGCTTGAGCGGCGCCGCCTTCGAGCCCTTCTCCTCCCCCAACAGCGCCACATCCACGTCATCAAGCTCCCGCACCTGCACGGCGCTCATAGCCTTACAGGCTCGACCCTGGATACGGAAGACATCGTTCGGCATAGCCGACTGTACCACATCTGCGCCTGCACCGCCATACCTGTCGGAGCCATATCACAAAACTGGGACGTAATTTGCGAAGTGGGAGGTATAGCAAAGGCCCCCTCCCCCTCGGCGAAACCCCCCTACCCGGCCTCGAGTTGTTGCGCGCACGTGCGTACGGAGCGGGAACAAAAATGCGACGAACCGTTGATATGGGTGTGATATGGGTGTTGACAATACCCGCGACTCGAGTAGGATGGACATATCGAAACGGCCGGGACAACAATCTCCGCCCTTCGTACCCGCCGGAGGTAAGAAGGCTAGCCAACATGATAGGTGTTGGGAGCTAGCGTGGCTACAATCTAGCGCAGTTGACCGGGCGACTATAGAGCAATCGCTCCCCGGACAACCGATGCAATGCCGCATCAACTAGGAGTTGTACATCATGGACTACAATCGCACCTTCACCCACCGCACGTTCGGCAAGATCGGCGACGTGACGTTCACTACCCCGAAGGGGAAGTACGTGTTGAACGGCACCGAACTGCCCGAGTCGTCGGTGGCGCACCTCATGACGTTCGCGTTGCAGACGCTACAGGACGCCTATGCCGGAGCCAAATCCACGGACGAGGCGTTGGGCTCGTTCAACGGGAAGTTGGACAAACTGTTGAACGGCACCATCGGGACGCGCGGCACCGGCGACGGCGCGGACGAACGGACTCGCGTGGCGCGGTCGGTCGTCATGCAGGCGGCCAAGGCCAAGTTCGGCTCGAAGTCTCCGGAATGGGCCACGTTCACCGGACTTGACGATGCGGCGCAGGCGGCTAAGCTGGACGCGTGGTATGACGCGAATAAGGCGACGTTCGATCCGGCCATCGATGAGGAGATGGCGCGACGTGCGGCCCGGCGGGAGGCGAAGAATGCGCTCGCGGGGAGTGTTGCATTCGCGATGTAAGGTCGAAACCCCCGGTGCGATCGGGGGTCCGTCCGTAATGCGGGCGCTGATGAGACCGATAGGAGTTGTGACATGGATGACATCAATAACATGCTTGACCTGATCCCAAAGTTTGCTGATGAGGATCAAATCGACGCACTGCGGGAAGCCATCAATGAGCGATTTCCTCCCAACTCCAACAGGGCATTTGACTCCGGTCTGGACTTCTTGTGCGAACTGTTCCGCGAATTACTTTAGGACGAAACCCGGTTCGCCGGGTCCATCCGTTAAACGGATGCTGATGAGTCCAAATCTAGGAGTTGCAAAATGGGAGTTTCATATCTTGCGACGTTTGAACAGCCGATAGGGCAAATGAAGTCCTATCACTTCTTTACTAACAAGCGGGCACGAAAGGAGTCACCAAAGGCCCATTATCAAGCGGACGAATGGTTGGGAACGCAACTGCGCGAACACGGAACGACAAACGTCCGCTGCACTATTTCACGGGTTGAGTTTTGTATCATCGGTTAATTTACGGGAGTTGCAAATCATGTACATAGTCCAGTTTGACCGGAAAGAACAGGAACGCCTATCATTGGCGTTCGAAGCCTTCGGCCCATTTCGTTCGCCGGAAGCGGCTCGTAGCTGGGTCGATCAGCTGTCGCATGAGGATTTGACTTATAGAGTCGTATCCCTCGGCGATGCTATGGACAGCATCTAACGTCAATCAATCTAGGAGTTGCACCAATGTACCGTCATTCACTCGCATACGATCTCGGACGTTACGCTTTTATCGCCGGCCGCCCGCCGACTCCGCCTCGCGAAACGATCGATGAAACGATCGACTGGATTAAGGGTTATGAATGCGAAGCTGCGGCTCGGGTTCATTATGCCCGCGATATTTGCTCGGCGCAATAAGGAGTTGTTACCATGGAATTTGCCCTTCAAGCCCTTGACGGTTGCGATGAACCGATTGAAGATTATCGTCGGTCTGGAATTTCCGAACAGGTTTTGGCTTATAGGATCAAACAGATGCTGCAAATGCCGGGAGTCAACTCGGTTCTCGTAAATGAGTATAATTCGGGAAACATCCGGTAACGATTGGCTCTCGCCGGGATCGCATTTTCGGCCCTCGGGAATTCTCGGGGGCCGCCTTTTTGCAATCGATCGCAAGGCTCGAAATTCGGTTTAGAGCCATATCGGAAATTTTGGCCCAATCTCTCTCCTTTTTTCCTTTTATATCAGTTTTTTTTTTTTTAGGAATTTTCTGAAAAAGGGGACATGGTGGGGGAGGCGGGTATGGTCGTATATCCGGGGGATCGGGCCATACCCGGCTCCCGGTATGGCTCTAAACCCAATCCACGGGCATTGGGTGACATTGGGAAATGCGGCCCCCGAGGGTTCCCGAGGCGCGAAATGTGGTTCCCGCCGAGTCCCCCCACGAGCCGATGGCCCCAATACATACTACCGCTGGCAATGCGGGTTGTGTTATGCGGCGGGATGTGGTATATAATGGTTGCGGCGCGAGCCGTAACACGTTTCGGTTATGGTCCCGCCGACTCGTGTATCTTTCTGGGACTAGGAGTGAATACCATGAATATCAATGATACCTCTTCGTCTAAATTTTATGAAGACTTTGACCGGATTGTATGTGAAATCATGAAGCCGGTTCAGGATCAAATGATTGAGTCGGTCGACACAGGATTAGACCTTAGTCATGATAACGTTATCGCACAGCTTTTAATTCACACGCTCGGTGAACATGGGTACCCGGAAGGCAGCTTCAACGGAAAGACAAAAGTCCGGCTCGTTGAAATGGCCGACTGGATGGGTCCGGATTGGGCACAGGCCCTTTACCGCGCCTCTGTCTTTATCACGAAGGTGGCATGATGCGAGGCCGAGCAAATTATGGCGGGTTGCGTCTTCCATCACGCGCGGATCAACTTGAAGTTCGTCCGTTGGATGCCACGAACCTTCCATGCGATCCGTCCTATGCCAGACATTGGGGGGTTGTTGTGTACGGGAGACGTCGACACGAAACGGCGCATTTTGAAGTCCTGTGCCGATGTAAGACGCATGATGAGGCAATACAGATTAGGAATGACTTCGCGGCTTGTTTGAAATGATGTGACGGGTTCCGGCGGCTCCCGCTAAAAGCCGCCACATATAAGGAGTTGCACAATGATTACTGGACCATGGCCAGAGGCGGACATAATCGTCGCTAACTCAGCCATCACCATTCCATTTTATCACCTGCGCCCCGGCATGGTTCAAGACCTGTTAGACTATGCCCTCGATATCGGTAATCTCGAGTTGCATGATGCGCTAACGGAAGTCGCTATTGAACTTGGGGATGAATAGAAAGAGGGAGGCCATAACTATGAAACCTGTCTATAACATAACACGTCCAACCGAACAATATCCGTGGGCATGGCTTGCCCACCATCGCCTGCAGTACGGCCCGAATTGGCCACACGTCAGGCACCTGTTTGCGACCAAACCTCCCCGCACCCGCCCCGGTCAGATCAAGCCGGGCGGTCGTCATCTCCGACGTGCACTTACCCGATTAGAGACTCGCCGAATAAACTCTCGTGACGGCTGTACCAAGCCCGGTTCCATGAAGCGCTAACCTCTGTTCAGCCGATGGTCAGAGCGTCGGCTGCCATGATGTTAGGAGGAGTTGCAATGATGAAACAGTCTCATACTAAAAAACAAGTGCAAGCTCTTCGCACAAGTCTCCGCACATTTCTTGGCGAATTAGGAGTCTCAGAAGAGCTAACCGACGCTGAATATAAACTTGCTCTCACGTTGCTCGCGGCACAAAAGGGACTGCGCGATTATAGGGAGTCGATAATATGACCGCCCCTCGTGCCATCCGCCAGTTCATTTCCCTCTGTGGCGGCGCGCAAGTCGCCAAGGGCTCATACGTGGCTGAGCCATCCGCCGACGGTGTTCCGGTATCTCGTGTTATGGGACAGTGTGATTACCTCGCTCTGGCCGTAAGTCAAAGACTGGAGTGCCTCACCAATCCGTTTCCGCTTCATTCGACCGACGCCGCTCTTTGGGCCGCGGGGCGGCTATACGAGCGTCGGGCCGAACGCGAAGCAGTTGAGATGTATACGTGTGAGACAGCACGAAAGGCACAGTTATGAGAAATAATTATATTCTTGTTGATGCGAAGACTCACGCACCTGTGCCATTACCTTTTGAAACTACATATAAGTCTGAACCAGTTCGTGTCGTTGACTGGTATCCCCCAGGCTTTGACTCTGGTTGGGACGGTTGGTGTAGGTTGTCTAGCGAGAGCATTCCACGGCTACTCCCTTCCGTACTTGGCCTTAAACTTATTACCGAAGCCGCCTTTATGGCAGAACAGGAAATAGAGTCATGAACGATGTAAGCACCTTGTCTCCGCTCGAGGAAGCGCGCCTGCTCCTCGAGCGGGCGGAAGCCCAATACCCGCTCCTTCACGGCGGCGCTGAGCTTATCGCGAGCCTCAAGAGGATCGTCGCTGCGCTGCGCCCTATCGAAGAGCAGGCATCGCCCACCCTCTCTCGTGAATCTCCTCCCAACAAACCCCGTAAAGGAGAGATGGAGCGGGCGAGGGAATTGCTGGCGGCCCAACTGAATCTGCCCGTTTTTCACGTGCTTCGAGCAGACCTGAACGATCTGGGAGAGGTGCCCACCGATGCAGCCCTTCGCGCCATCGCCGCCGCCCTCTCACCCCCTACCCACGATGAGCGACTGAGGAAGGCGCTGGAGAGGGGCACCAGCTACATCGCCTATCGCCACGGGATGACGGACTATGGGGGCGACACCGAAGCCGCGAACGAAGCGGCTGAGGTGATTGCGCAATGCCGCGAAGCCCTAGCCTCCGCCCCCGTATCCGACAAGTCGACCACGGCCGATATTCTGGAAGAGCCTGCAGTCCGTCGTCTGGAAAATGATCTGAGAGCATTCGGACCCCGCGCAGTTAATTCCGTCAATGACAGGGGAGATGGGGAATGAGCGAGAACCTGCCCTGGCGCTGCTTCCACTGCGACGAGACCTTCCACACGAAAGAGGCCGCCGCCGAGCATTTTGGTGACGGCAACTATGAAATGGAGATGCCGGTCTGCATCGAGGCCGCGACCACCGAAATGAAAGCCGCTGTCATCACCATGCGGGAAATGTGGCAGCGCATTCAAAAGCTCGAACGCGATCTGGAGAACGCCGAACATGCCCGCGACTGTTGGGCGGAGGCTGGCAGGATCGCGACGGGCAATCCCACCGCGAACTGGCATGACTTCGCCGCCGCGAAACGCAGGCTGGCGGATGAGCGACACGCGCTTGAGACGATGCTCGCTGCCGCGCCTTGGTGGCTGGCTCAACTGCTTCGCGCCCGCGCGGAATGGCGCACGCAGAGCCCGTCGAGGCGCATCGCCACCTTGCGACGCTATTGCCTCGTCCCCTCCCACAAGGAGACTCCCAATGACCGATAAGACCGAACTGCTGGCGTGTCCGCTGTGCGACGAAATCCTCTTCTTCGACGCCGAATGCGGGATGGGCGAAAAGTTCTTCTCCCATCCCGAAAATGGTTGCTTGCTGAAAGGTATCGTAGTCGCGGCAGCGCCGGTTCCCAAATGGAACACCCGTGCCACCTCGGCTCTACCGGAGGAGCGGGAGAAGCTGGAAGCGTTGCGTGAAATGCTGGCGGGCACTCCCGACTATGATGGGGATGACCCGCGCAGCCTGCATTATCGGACAAGGCGCCAGGCCCTTGAAGCTGCGATTGCCTCCCCCTTCGCCCCCATCGCATCTGTGTCGGAGGAGCGGGCGAAGCTGATTGGGCGGCTTCAAGCAGAAGTCTTCAACATCGAGTATTCTCAGGAGTTGACCGTCTCTGATCGCGCTCACGCGTGTCGCGCAATGCGCGGGGCCATCGCAGCCCTCTCCGCCTCCATCGCATCTCCACCGGACGAGAGCGCCGCCGACCTCATAGCGCCCAAGGAGTAATCGGCATGGGGACTTATGACACTGCCCGCGGCGGCGCTCTGCACAATCCGATGTTCGACGCTGACGAAGAAGTGACGCCATTCCAAGAGGACGTGCTCAGCATCCTGGAGGAAGCCAATGTCGAAACCGCCGTCTGTGATGCCGTAATCCGTACCGTCGCGAGATATGAGCGCGCCCTCGACTCCATCCCCTCCACGAAAGGGCTGAGGGAAGCGCTGGAGTTTTACGCTCGCGAATGGCGGTCGCCAGACTACGAAATGGAGCCCAGCCCAACGCTGCTTCAGGATTGTGGCCAACGCGCCCGTGCTGCCCTCTACCCTTCACCCTCGGAGAACAACCATGCTGAATAAAGCCTTCACCGTAGCCATCATCCTGGCCTCGCTCGCAGTCGGCCTCCTGCTCGGCCACCTTGTGGTCGAGGGTTGGAGCGTCTTTTTCAACAGCGACTTTCGTATCATGGCTGACAACCCCGCCGGAACGAACGATGAATAAGCTTAACCACCGCGGCTATCAGCCCCTCTACGTCGGACCTTCCACGTCCTGTCCAGGATGTCATAACAGTAACTGGATCGTCGGTCGTGTTTCAGTTGAATGCGCATATTGTCATACAACACTGCCCTTAGCGCCCCAAAGTTAGGAGTTGCACAGATGGAACTACGTATCACCCTTGCACCAGACGGTGGTCTCCGGCTCCTTCTCCCAACGGGCCGCGGTCTCAACATCGGCCTTGGTCCCTCGTCTCTACAGTTCATCCGTCGCATCCTTCTTAACGAGGCTAAAGGCAAGCGTGACCAGCGTGGCTACATCGGCGAGTTCCCAACCCAACATATCCTCGACATTTGGCGGGCACAAGATACGGCGGGACGAGAAGAGGCGACGAAGGAAGCGGCCGCGGCTAAGAAAGCAGAGTTCAAAGAACTTGGTATTGACCTTGACGCGCTGGATATACGGCTGTGAGTCACTCACTGACTCGTCGCCAACGTACTCGTATGTTGCTTCAGGCCATAGAGTTGTTCTGTCGCGCAAAACGATTAACTCCTACGGGATTTGGTCGAGCAGCAGTTAACGACCCTAACTTCGTTCAGCAACTACGCGATGGTCGGACCTGTAACCAGAGCACTGTGGAACGCATATCGAAGTATATAGGAGAGTATTATGACTTTACTTGAACTGGCCGAGCGGTGCGAGGCTGCGGCCGGGCCGGATAGGGAGATTGATGCTCGTGTGCATTGTGCTCATGAGGGCCTTGAATTCGTCCTGCTCGCCGCCGGAGAAGAGGTCTACGGCGACATTTGCGATCCAGCTGACAACGGCTACGGGTCGGGCAATAAATGCACCAGCGGCCTGCTTTACGCTCGGTATCCCGATCACAAGAACCCGGCCACGCTCGGAGGTGGAAAACGCGGCAACCGGGTCCAGGGCTGCACCGCTCCTCGCTACACCTCCTCTCTCGACGCAGCGATGACGCTGGCTGAAGACGACGCGATCTCCGAACACATGGACGAGGCCATCGAACGCCTTGGCCGAGCCGGATGGCGCGAGGGACAATATAAGCAGCGCCTCGCTCAATTCTTCACGGCAAGCTGTCTCCGTGCTCGAGCCGCCTATGACTCTGGACTGGATATACAGCTGTGAGTGTGATCTATCACTCTTTACAAGGAGGCCTGTAATGTACATAGTTCAACGATACTTACCAGGAAACGGAGTTTATCCTGCTGAGTGGGTCGATATTAAAGAGCCACAGAGATCGGCGGCGGAAGCTAAGCAACTCGGTATAGATGCACTTCAAAGCGGTGAATTTGGTGTGGTCGACAAGTTCCGCATCGTCAATGTTCTAGAGGTTGTAAGTCGCCGATGACCCCTGATGATTACCTTATCGCTGCATGGCTCCGTGGCGCACCCGGCGCCACTGTCCAGCGCGGCTTCCCTCGAGGCTTTTGGCCGGACGTGGCGCGAACCGCCGTTGAGTTAGCACTGGCGGGGAGGTTGGACGCGCCACTTTCGTTCCGTCCCACAATGTGTGGCGCTGGTGACTGGCCCGATCCGCTCACAAAGAAGATCAAGGGGATTGATGTTAGCAAACTGGAGTTTAAGTTATGACCAAGTTTGTAGTCCATTCTGGCTATTATGAGCCTTCATATGGGTTAATAGTTCGCTGCGGCCTTATTCACGCAAGAAGTTGGTCGGGAAGTCCTGAAAATGTGACTTGTAAAAACTGCAAAAGGCTGTTGTCTAAATTGGAGTTTAAGTTATGACCCACAAAACCCACGCCCGCAAGGGTATTAACACAGTTCGCTGTGGTCAACGCAGTGCCCGCAATGTGACCTTTGATCCCAAGAAGGTCACATGCAAGACGTGTCTCCGATTGATGGAGGGAGCAGTAAAGTGAGCATCTTTCCCATCCTCGACTGGCACTACAATACCAGCAGCTACACCATGTCAGACACCCTACTCCATATTGGCCGCATTCCACTTCTCCTTAACCCAGACTCTCCCGACCCGGTTTGGCAGCAGGTTCAGGACAACTATCTCGGAGGATGGCAGCCGGTACTCGGTGACGAGCGTAAGAAGTGGACCCTGACTGCCGACGATTACCTCATCTACCCCGGCCTGCCAGCCATTGCACCAGCCGCAATGGCTTGGCTACGATCGGAAAGGATACTCGTCTACCCGGCCGGTTGGGTTGTGGTAGCGGAGCTTAACGGAGATTTCACTGTTGCGAGGATAATGCCATGAACTGGTTTCCCATGAATATGGCTTCTCGAACTGGATGGCCATTTATATGGCTTCGTCGCATTCAAATAATTAAGCTTGATAAATCTGTCGAGTACAAGTATGAAATATTGCCGCTTGTGCGAGAAGGCGCTGACGAAAACGGAAACGGCGGATATTGGCGAGGACCTTCAAGGTCAATCCCTGACTCTGATGTTCTTATGTCAAGAGGGTGGTGGTCGTATTACCTCCCCATAAATCCTGACGGCACAGTGAAACTGCCTGACGATTTCTATCCCGCCAAATTGCCAGGACAAGAATATGACAAAATCTAACCGCCTCGGCATCTACGCCGACATCCGTCCGGTCCTCGACGCAGCTCTCGCCTCCGGCGGAGGTACATTCACCTGTTCCGACTACGGTGCCGCTGTCCACTGGCGTCAACGTGCCTACCGTTTTCGTAAGGCGTTTGCCGAGACCCTCGGCCCGCGAGATATGTCACCGTACGATGTACTCGTCCTCCCGAGACTCGCGCCTGACTCCTGCGAGGTCGTCATCAACGTGCGACAAACCAGCGGCGTGTTCACACCTGCGAACGACGGACTCGCGCCAACGGGTAATGATGAGTTGCTGGAGGCCGCGGAGAGTCTGCGGCGCAGGTTGGTAGGAGATAGATAATGCCCAGTAGCAAAGTTAGCCGCGCCATTAGGGCTTTTGAAAAGGCAGTGGAGGGCCGCGCCTCCCTCGGGATGATCCCACTTTATTGTGATGATAAAGAAGAACAGGCGGCCCTCGATAATGCTCGAACGATCATCGAGCACAACTACGTGAAGGCTCGCGCCAAGCTGGAAAGGTTGATGGAGGAAAAATAACATGGTTCTCGTTCCAGTCACAATCAGAGGCGGCTTGCCCGTCATAGCTGAGGTTTGGTACTCCGGACCGGACTATCAGGGTGAGTATGATGCTGGTGTTGATGCTTTATATTGGCGCAAGCGTGATGGTTCTCCAGGCAAGCAGCTTTCTAACAAGATTATTGATGGCTTGGAGTCTCATTGGCAAGCATATATTACTGAACAAGCCAATGATTGGATTGGGTGTAATTGTCCTACTCGATATCATGATGGAAGGATCGAGGGAGAATATTCCGAAGAATATCTTAAGCTAAATCTAAAAAAGGAGTTGCAGAAATGAGCTACACTCCCACAGAAGAACAGGTTAGCATCATCGATGCTACACTTCATAGTGAACGTAACCTCCTTGTCAGCGCCCTCGCAGGTGCAGCCAAGACATCAACACTTGAGCTAATCGCCCATGCCCTTCCGTCCACCGAGATACTCGCCCTCGCCTTCAACAAGAAGATGGCCCTCGAGATGCAGTCTCGTATGCCTTCCAATGTCAAGGCCATGACGCTTAACGCCCTCGGTCATCGCACTTGGACGGACGCAACCGGCCGCCACCTCAAGATCAACCCCTCTAAGACCTACGAGATTGCATCTGAACTGGTGAAGACTCGCTCGTCAGCGGAGCAGACAATCCTATGGGAACAGTTCGCCGAGCTGCTGCGGATCATTGACTTCGGAAAATCCTGCGGCTACATTCCGTCCGGACACTTCGACCAAGCAAAGGCGCTGATGCGGGACGAAGATTTCTTCGGTCACCTCGAACAGCGCCTTACGACCGTTGAGGAAGACTTCATTCGTGAGGTCACACTCACCAGCCTGCAGATGGCCCTCAAGGGTGACTGTGATTACAATGATCAGGTGCTCATGCCAACTGTATTCCAAGGCGCCTTTCCGCGTTACCCGATCATCCTTGTAGATGAGGCGCAGGACCTGTCCGCACTCAACCACGCCATGCTTCGAAAGATGGTAGGCAAGCGTCGCCTCATCGCAGTCGGCGACCCATGCCAAGCCATCTACGGCTTTCGCGGCGCGCACGAGGAGTCAATGTCTCTCCTCCGCGAGGAGTTTGACATGCAGGAACTGCCCCTCACGATCTCGTTCCGCTGTCCGCAGGAAGTCGTCAAGCATGTCCGCTGGCGCGCCCCGCAGATGCGTTGGCCTGAGTGGGCGAAGCCGGGACAGGTTCGCAGCCTGTCATCGTGGACCAGTGCTGTTCCGGAGGAAGACGCCGTTATCATCTGTCGCAACAATGCTCCGCTGTTCAATATCGCCATCAAGTTCTTGAAGAATGGTCGCACCTGTGAGTTATATGGAAAGGACGTCGTAACCTCCCTTACCAAAGTCATGCGCAAGTTCGGCGGTCACGACCTACCGCAGCATATGGTGCTGCAAAAGATTGAGGTCTGGCTCGCCACTGAAATGGAAAAGAATAAGGCCCGCGCTCATGATCGGCTCCGTGACCGCGCCGAGTGTATGAAGGTGTTTGCGTTGGAAGGTGCAACGCTTGGTGATGCGTTAGCATACGCACAGCACCTGTCGCAATTGCACTCACCGTTGAAGCTTATGACTGGGCACTCTGCAAAAGGCTTAGAATTTGAGCACGTTTATTTTTTGGATCAGCATTTAATCAATAAACAAGATCAGGACCCAAATTTGAGGTATGTAATTTGTACTCGAGCTAAAGAGTCACTTACATATATTCGCTCGGAAGACTTCTTGACAAATGGAGAGTATGACGATAGTATGGTGGCCTAATAAAAGGAAACTCTTATGGCCATTAAAGATCGTATGAAGATTACTCAATGGTGGTGGCTTCAAGAAAGATTTTGGGAGAAAGTCAGGCGAGGTTCTGAAGATGAATGTTGGGAGTGGAGAGGTTCTAGGGAAGGAGATGGACACGCTAGAATAGAAGCGGCAGGACTACGATTTTTGGTGCATAGAGTTGCTTATGAAATAGCCGGAGGAATTATTCCTCCTGATATGGTAGTTATGCATAGCTGTGATTTTGGACTGTGCTGTAATCCAAAACATCTTAAAGTAGGAACTCCTCTCGACAATATCAACGACATGATTTTAAAGAAACGAGGCTCGGTTAAACTAGACCAAGCTCAAGTTGAAGCCATTAGAGATGATAACAGGAAACAGCGAATTATTGCTCACGAATATAAAATCTCACAATCTTTAGTGTCATTAATCAAATCAGAGAAACGACGGAAGGAGTTTCCAAATGTCTCTTCGTGACCCCGCCCACCAATCCGCCATCGAACTTGGCGAGATGGACACCGAATATATCAGCGCGCTGAAGCAAGAGCGCAAGGTGCTATTAGCCGAGGTCGAGCGCATCAATGCGCGCCTCGATCGTATAGAGGAGATACTACATGACTAAGTATCCCCTCAAACTAATCGAGTGGCTCGATGCTTTCAATGGCGATCACAACTGGTTCAAGGCTGATAAGATATCGGAACCGGTCGAACCTTTCATAGTGCAGACCATAGGTTTCGAGGTTTACCGTGACGAAAGCGTCGTTGTACTGGCAATGTCATCTACGAACCGCGATCACCTGTGTGATCTATTCACCATTCCCCTTGCTATCATAGTGAGGGAGCAGACGTTTAGGAGTCGGTTGAAATGACAAAACTAGAGCAAGCAAAACTCTTCCTCGACTTTTACTTTGCCCCGTGGGGTGCAGCTAAGGGCGAGGTTTGGGAATTGGTTTCCGGGGACCGGCCTTTCGATGCTGACACTGTAACTTTCCTTCTCAAGAGTGTCCTTGCAGGTAATACAGTCTTTAATAAAGAGGCTGTTAAGTGTATGAAGATTATAACGGGAGGTTAGTATGGCCCTATTCATACGGGATACAACCATACATCCCCTCATAAACCCCATTGACGCGGCGCCCCCGGTCGCGTAGGATGGACACCCGGCACACCGCCGACCAACATGGAGATCATAATGCCAGACGCTAAAACGAAGACTATCGAGGGCAGGAACTTCGAGATTTCCCAGCCTTACGAGGAAGGTCACGTCATCACCGCCATCGAGGCGAGGGTGCTTAACCAGACCCGCAGCGAGAACATCGGCAACAACGTCCGTGCGAAGCTGAAGGAGGCCATCGAGGCGGGCCAGTCCGACGCCGAGCTGGCCGCGCTGGTCGCCGAGGTCGATGCGAACTATGCCTTCACCGCTGCTGGTACCCGCGCTGCTGCTCGCCTCGACCCCTACGAGCGCGAAGCCCGCAAGATCGCTCGTGAGCTTCTTAAGAACCACCTCGCCGAGTCTGGACGCAAGCTTACCGTTGCGCCTGAAGGTACGACTCAGGAAGAGTGGGACGAGAGGATCGAGGCCGAAGTCGAGCGTATTTCTACCGACACCTCCGTGCTCGAGGCCGCGAAGAAGGAGGTCGATGCGAAGAAGAGGCGAGCCGACAAGCTTGCTTCCGCGCTCGAAGGTTCGACGCTCTAAGGAGCGTTGGATAGAGCGATGTCCGGAATGTCGTCCAAGACGTCGCTCGCCGGGGGCAGGGAAAGGATCGCAACTCCCCGCCCTGTCCCCGGCTTTCCTTGGTTTAGTGTAGCCCCGGTTTACTGCCCTGTTGACCGGGGCTGCACTAAGCTAAGGAGAACTAACATGGCCTCAGATTTTTCTAAGCTTAATTGTCAGCAGGTAAAGTACTCTCCTGAAGAGATGGCTTTGATGAAGGCAGAGTATGAAGAACATGAAAGGGAAAGAAGCATGCTACAGCTAACAATGGTCGGCGCTGCCTTCCGACCGGCCGAAGCAAAAGAAATCGTTCGTGCTCTTACTATCGGCGATAAGGTCCAGCTTCGGGCTGATCCCAATAACGAGTATGACACCACCGCCGTCGCTGTCTACCACGATGACGTTCACATAGGCTTCATTCCGAAGGAGTCCAACAGCGCGATCTTCGCAGTTCTCATGGACGGAGCACAAATCTCCGCCGAGGTCATTGCCTTTGAGAGCACACTCAAGCCGATCCTCGAGATTCACTTCGACTCGATGCCGGCGGATGATCTTGTTGAACAAGTAGATATCGGAGACGGCCTTCCTTACAAACCGCAGCTTGATCAGCAGGGCATTATTCCAGAGTGACTGACCTCGAACTAACCGAACTTCTCTACGATGCCCTCCGAAGTCAGCTCGGCACTGTCATCCAGACGGAAGACCCTGAGCGCCTGCGGCAACGTCTCTACCCGATCCGGAAGGCGCACGAGGACTTCGCGCAGCTGTCGTTCGTCATATCTCCAATCAACGGGATGGACCTTTGGATTGTGAATAAAGGAAATGAGGATGCGTGATCCACGTAAATACTGTCTTTGCTGCGGTAGCCGCTATGGGATCGCCGATGAATATTGTGAGCATTGCGGCTTCGAGCCTATCGGTGTGGATGAAGCTGAACAAGAAGCTGCAATAAAGGAATATGACAATGCAGAGAGATGACGAACCACTGCAGAAGCACACGCTCAATCTTTGGGAGGGGGACTACGAGAAACTGCGTGTCCTCTATCCAGACGTCGGAGCAGGGGCTATCATTCGCCGTGTAGTGCGCCGGTTCATTGAACAGGTCGAAGCTAACGGTGGCCCATCGATCGATGCGAAGGTAGAAATTAAGATTTAGGAGTTGCAACCATGACCGATCTCAGTACCTTGTTCGCAAGGAACCCCCTCGACCTCACCCGCGAGGACATCACTACCCTCATTGAGGCCTTTCGCAAGGCCCGACATCAGTTTACGCTCGGTAATCAGAAGGCCGGAAGTACGAAGCCGATGACAGAGAAGCAAAAGCAAGTGGCGTCGCTCGCGAGTAAGCTGGACATTAAGCTGTGAAACCCTACTCTGATATTGAAGGACTTAAACGCTTGTTAGGATACGGCACACTGTTTATCTTGGGCCGGCTTAACGAGAACGGAACAGTTGAGTGCTTCATTATCGAGAATGAAGAAATCAAAATTGAGGAGTTGCAAAATGAACAAGAGCTTCGACGCTGACGGCGTGCAGTTCGCTTGGGACTCAACGAGCATCAAGCTCGCTGAGACCTGCCTTCGAAAGTACCAGTACAAGATGCTGCTCGGCTGGCAACCTGAGCGCAAATCCGTCCATCTACTGTTCGGCGGTTGGTATGCTAGCGCGCTGGAGTCATATTACAAGTACGTTGCAGACGGCCAGTCGTCGGACGACGCACTCATCGAGGTAGTGCATGAGGCGCTGTTTGAGACCTGGGAGTTTCCAAACTGCCCCAATTGCGAGGGTGAGGTTGGCGCTCCGTGCGGCGAGTGCGGCGGTGAAGGAAAGCTAACAACTGGCGGCACTCCGTGGGTCAGCGACCACAACACTAAGACCCGCGAGAACCTCATCCGCACAATCGTCTGGTACATAGACCAGTTCGGCGAGGACGACTCCTGTCACACCATCATCTTGGCGAACGGCAAACCGGCCGTCGAGCATTCGTTCCGCATCGAGGCTGACAACGGTATTATTTTATCCGGACACCTTGATAGGCTTGTTGAGTATGGGGGCTTGGCCTACATCCAAGACCAAAAGACTACACAGTCCACAATTTCATCTCGCTACTTCGAGGGTTACAATCCAGACACGCAGATGTCCCTCTACACATTCGCGGGCAAGGCTATCTTCGGTCTTCCTATCAAGGGCATTATGATAGACGCTGCGCAGATAGCTGTTGGCTTCACTCGTTTCGAGCGCGGGTTCACGTTCCGCTCTGATGACCAACTCAACGAGTGGTATGACCACAGCATATACTATATCGAGCGCGCTCGTCAAGCAACCCGTGACAACCACTTCCCCCTTAACCCTTCCTCATGCAACAACTATGGAGGGTGCGAGTTTCGTCACATCTGCTCGAAGGCGCCATCTGTCCGGGACCAGTTCCTGAAGGGCGACTTCGTGCAGGGTAAGCGGTGGGACCCGTTGGAGGTGAGGTGATATAAAACCGTGGCAGCTGTTTACTCTGTGCGGAGCAATCTTCACCTTCATAATTTTTATCGGAGCGGTCAAGTTTATGGCGTGGTGGCAAGTCGCGCTGCACGGTTGTAAGTAGACGTTGAAGGTAAGATAATGAGAACCGAAATCACAGTATTTAACGATGCTGAAGACCTGCCTCCCGATCCAGAGTTCGAGGATCAGTGGAACACAATGCTGGTTCTGCAGGTCCGGATCGATATGTACCTGATAAACCGGTCCCCGGCTCCTCCGGAGGAGTTTCTCGATCAGTTCCTGTTGAAGATTAAGCAACAGGCACTGAACCATTTCTATGAACGTTATCCTGAGAGGATGCCAGATGCCAACCCTAGATAACCACGCCTCATCCCTCTACACCAAGGTCCTCTACATCGGCGACTCGTCCTCCGGTAAGACGGGCTCCCTTGTGTCACTTCTCGCAGATGGCTACTCCATGCGTATCCTTGACATGGACAACGGCCTCACCGCGCTGAAGACATTCGGTCGAGCCGCTGGCGCAGACCTTTCCCGCATCGAGTATGAGACCTACCGCGATGAGCAGCGTTTCACTGCGGGCGGACCGATGGTGAAGGGTGCTCCTAAAGCCTTCTCCAATGCGATGGGAAAACTGACCGAATGGTCAGAGATCAAAGACCCTATGTCCATCACCGTGCTCGACTCCCTAACCTTCCTCGGCAAGGCCGCTTACTCATGGGCCAAGGGCATGAACCCAACTGCCAAAGACCCACGCCAGTGGTTCTATGCTGCACAGCAGGCCGTTGAGTCCGTGCTCGCGATGCTTACATCCGAGGCTTATAAGCAGAACGTCATCGTAATCTCGCACGTCAATTACAAGGAGGTGATGGAGGGGGTTCATCGCGGTTATCCATCCGCAGTAGGATCGGCTCTCGGCCCTACTATCGCTTCCTACTTCGACACAATGGTTCTTGCCGAAGCCTCCGGCTCCGGTACGAATGTTCGTAGGCGTATCAAGACCCTGCCTACGGGAGTTATCGATCTAAAGATGCCAACGTCTAAGATTGATAAAGAGCTGCCGCTCGAAACGGGTCTGTCAACAATCTTCGCTGAATTAAAAGGAGCGAAATGATGGTAGGTGACAGTTATAATATCACTGTGGCGGAAGGAGGCTTTATGGTTCATGTGAGCAGAGCCTATAACCGACCTCCTGCTGTAGTAGCAAACTATGTACCTCAAGTCTTCACAGACTCCGCCGCGCTACTTAACTACCTCCACAGAGAACTCGTAGGGAGTAACTGATATGGTCGATTTTGCAAGCATCGCATCCAAAAAGGTGGAGGAAGTCGAGCGTCCTCCGTTGCCGCCGGTCGGAACCTACCGCTTCCGCGTCATGAAAGTGCCGGAGAGCACCAAGTCGCAGGACGAGCAGTGGGAGTTCCTTCGCTTCAACTGCCGCGTCGTTGAGCCGATGGACAATGTGGAGATCAGCGACTATCCCGGCGACGTCAGCAACATCATGCTGTCGAAGTCCTTTGTGTTCAATACGCAGGATGAGGCGGCGTTCGAAACGACGCTGTTCCAGGTCCGACAGTTCTGCGAGAAGCACCTCCAGTGCGTCGAGCCTGGGATGTCAATTGCGGAGATGCTGAACAACTCTGTCAACGCCGAGTTCCTTGGCGATGTGCGGTGGCAGCAGGACAAGCGTGACCAGTCCGGCGAAACGTTCAATGCTGAGATAGGGCGGACCGCGCCGGTTGAGTAAACTTAGTAGGAGGGTGAAAGCCCTCCTGCTTTGCGAGGAGTGCCTGAGAGGTGCAGTGAACCGATAATGGGACTGCCTCGGCATTGATTAAACCGCCAAATTGACGGCGCTCCTCACAAAGCAGCTACCATTAAGGAGAATTATATGAACACTCCCTACTACGTCGCCTCCCTGCGAGGCTCCGGTTGGTTCTCCAAGTCTAGTCAGTTCAACACGCAGATCAGCGAGGCAAAGGAGTTCGATCACGTCGCCGCTCTCGCGCTTTGCAAGCGGTATAAGTCGAACGGACACATCCTCGTGCCGGTGCGAAAGTCGGATATGGAGAGGATATGATGTTTCCTCCTCAAACTGAAGAGCAAAGGCGTCGGGAAGAAGAACTTAAGGTTCTTATTCAACAGGCTCAAGCTCGATATAACGCCTTGTCTCCAGAAGCTAAAGAAGCTCACGACAAAGCTCAGCGTGAGTCTTGGATCAGGGGAATGGGACCTTGTGAGCATGGTGATTACGACTGGGAAACCTGTCCACGGTGTTTGGAGAAGTATAGATGACCAGCGGTAACTTTCGCACCTACGACGTTGCCTCCATCATCGTTGACCGGGCCGATCGTCAGCGCCGTGAGCTTCGCAACATCGATGAACTGGCCGAGTCCATCCAGCGGATCGGCCTCATCAACCCGCCGGTTATCACTTCGGAAGGCGTCCTCGTCGCCGGTGAGCGTCGCCTTACCGCCGTCCGCCAACTCGGTTGGACTCACGTGCCGGTTCAATTCGTGGAGGACCTGTCCGACTACGAGCTCCAGACGATTGAACTGGAGGAGAACATCAAGCGCGAAAACCTGCCTTGGCAGGATGAGGTCGCGGCACTGGCAAAGTTCCACCAACTCAAGGCCTCGCACGAGCCGAGCTGGTCCCAGGATAATACCGCGGCCGCACTCGGGCTGTCCCAAGCGGAGGTTTCCACAAAGCTTCTTGTCGCAGCACAAATGACTAACGAGGTCGTAGCCGGTGCCGACACCTATAGTGTAGCCAGGAACATCGTTCGGAGGAACGCCGAGCGAAAAAGGACCAGCGTCCTTGACAGCATCGTTAGTACAGTTGATAGTAGTATTCTTACTGAGGAGGAACAGGCCGCCGCGCCCGCACCCGAGCCAGACATCCCTCTCCTCAATGTATCTTTCCACGATTGGCAGGTGATATATGACGGCCCAAAGTTTAATTTTATACACTGTGATTTCCCTTATGGTATCAACGTTGCTGACTCTCCGAGAATGGAAGCAACGATCAAGGATCACTATGAAGATAGTCCGGATGTATATTGGAGCCTGGTTGATCGGCTTGCTTTATCTATGGATAATGTTGTAGCGGAGTCCGCGCACCTGATATTCTGGCACAGCATGAAGATGAACCAGCACGGTGAGACCGTTGAACGGCTCGAAGCGATGGGTTGGAAATGTAATCCGTTCCCACTCATCTGGCATAAGTCAGACAGCTCTGGCATCGCGCCCGATCCTCAACGTGGGCCGCGCCAGACCTACGAGGCGGCGATATTTGCAACTCGCGGAGATCGGAAGATCACACAGGAAGGCTGTGTAGCGAACTCATTTGCCCATCCAGGCCGCCGCGATGGCGCCATCCATGCCAGCGAAAAGCCCTATATTATGCTCCGTCACTTCCTTCGCATGGTCTGCGACGAGTACTCTCTGGTCCTCGATCCGACCTGCGGCTCCGGTAACGCATTGAAAGTGGCGGAGGATTTGAAGGCGGCGAAGGTGCTGGGGCTGGAACAGCTGCCGGAGTTTTATGAGATCGCGAAGGATAATTGGTGGAAGAGGGGAAAGTAATTATGGAATGTGAGTGGGAAGATGATAAAGAAGCTTGGAAGTATTTACGACACCAGGGGTTTACGCATATAGGAGGGATTATCCTTTCTCCCCAACGTCAAGTAACGACAATGGAAGACTCAGCTATTACTTATCTTCATGCCATGTGGGATTGGGGCTATCAAGGAGACTTTGTGTGAATATAGCTCTTGTCGGCGAAGCCTGGGGAGAGAAAGAGGAAGAGGCCGGCCGTCCCTTCGTCGGCACCAGCGGCTGGATACTTGATCAGATGCTCGCGCAGGTTGGCATTAATCGCAGTGAATGTCTCGTCACGAACGTGTTCAACCTCCGTCCTAAGCCTTCCAACGATATCAAGAACCTGTGCGGGCCGAAGGCGACTGGCATCCCCGGTATGCCTCAAGTG